GCTGCTGCACCTATTCCGTTGTCTACTGTTACATTATGTCCATCTGGTAATTGATTAGCTGCTGTTGCAAGCCCAATAGTATTGGCTGTTACATCTACATTCTGTGTACCTGTTGGTGTAGCAGTTACTGTACCTGATACTGGTACTGGAGTGGCTCGAAGCTCGGTATCAGTCAAAGCGTCTGTTTGCTGATTAGCTGCTGTTGCTAGTCCGATAGTGTTAGCTGTTACATCTACATTCTGTGTACCTGTGGGTGTGGCTGTTACGGTGCCTGATACCGGTACTGGCGTTGCACGAAGTTCGGCATCAGTAAGCCCTGATCCACCACCACCTGATGTATCTACTTGGTTGAGTACAATATCATTTTGTGACATCTATTGGCTCCACATTGTGTAAGTTAGTCCTGCCCGGCCGGTCCAAGCTGTGTCGTGTTCGCCTGCACCACCATTACCCCAATAGAAGCGGATCGTGGTGTATGCACCTGACTTATCTACTTTTCGTATATAGAATTCGCCCGATGTAGCTATGTAGCTGTAATACTGTACTGTTGAGCTGTCATCCATATTTACTGGCGTGAAGCGAATGAGTGGGTCTGTCGGGGTTACCGATACTGGTGTGATTGGTTTTTCCCTGACTTCTTTGGCTACCTTCTTCACTTCTTTTATCAGCCCAGCGACATTGGTCTTCTCGACTGTTATTTGAGCTTTTGGCACAGTTACCTTGGGTTTTACTTCAATGGCTTCTATGGCTTTCTGGAGGGCTTGTATGCCACCTTCAAAGCTATTTTTTAGTTCTTGTAGGTTAGTTACTTCTACGCTATCTGTGGTAGGCATTTTGCTTGGTAGCTTGGCTAGTTCTTTAGATAGCTTATTTATACTACTAATGACATCAGAATTATCATTAACTACTGGTTTTAATGATTTTCCCAATGCCTTTAGTTCTTGGACCACCTTGTCTATGTCAGGTGTAGATATTGAGTCCGGGAAGTTATCCACGGAAGTTGTGGGCTTGTATTGCTGCAAGAATTTGACCAGAACGCTGGTCGATTGAGTAACAGCACGGGTTATTGACTTAAACTGATCAGCTGTAATCTGCTTTTCAGATTGTTTTGCTTGCTGTTCTTCGGCTTGTTTTCTTTGTAAGCTGTCGATTAAGTCTAATTTCATTGCCTTAACCCTATGCTGCTACTACATTACCATCGGCTGATACTGGTTGCCATAATAATGAATAGACCATTGCACCACCTGTTACGGTTGCAGTAGTAATCTTTTCTTTAATGCTTTCGGTGACTATTTTTGTAGGAACTACTGTTTCAAGTTCTACTGAAGAGTCCGGTGTTGCATCGTGGTAGATTTCGCCAGCTATTAAGTTAGTTGAGGTTGTTTGAGCAATTATTCCAGCTGTGTTTATGGTTGTTCCTACTTCAATGGTAGAAGAACCACCACTTGTTAGTGCAGTCACTACAGTTGCAAATAATCGTACACGAACAGTTCCGGTTACTGTGAATATGGTTTTTGCACTTACTGCACCTGTTGTGCTGGCCGCATAAGTTATAGCTTTTGTGCATCCATTCCATACGCCACCATCTACTGGTACTGTGTAATCACCTAGTGTCGATACTGCCATAATTTCCTTTCTTTAAGTAATAGGACTTTTTTGTTTTTGTTTTTGTTTTATTTAGTCAGCTCTAAGCTTCTCTAGCCCAGATACCTTTGACTTGAACTGCAGTGTATCCGTCAGTTCCATCGGCAAGCAAAGTAACTTCATCACCTACTTGAGCTGTTGCTTTAGTATTGATTAAGTCTTTGTTGTCTGCAGGAGTTAGGGCGTAGCCACTAATCTTATCTGCTGCTTGTGGACTGATAGTTACTGCCATTGATCCGTTATAGCCTGATCCAGTCGGTGTTCCCGATGCGTTATCACCACCATTACGAACTACAAAGTTCAATGATGCTGCAGTAGCTGGAAGTGTAATCGTGATAGCGTCTGTTAGGACATTCTGCACGATTCCACAATCTGCTAAGGCAAGGGTTTTGTTTTCAGTAACATCTACCCATCGGCGACCATCTTGCCCTGTATATAGGGTTGTTGAGTTTGCCATTATTTACCTTCTTTCTTATTCTTAGTTTGTTTAGGTCCTTTATTACCGGTTTTGAATACTTCGGTAACATCTTCGTCTTCAATCCTTACCCAACCTAGTCGCACAAGTGCATCTGCACCCGGCTCCATGGTTACAGTCAAGATTGCTCCACTTTGTGGATCTTGGTATGTACCAGGATGGTTAATGGTTCCTGTATTTTGTTCGATAGCCATTTAATTGTCCTTTCTATTAAGCGGTTTGGCTTATTATTAAAGCGTCACCTACATTAGTTGGTACGAATGCATCGTAGTATCTGCGGCCTTCAACGACCCAACCATCAATACCTTGAACTTCTTTAAGAATTCGGTAGGTATCGAATTTGCTAGGTGCTACAAGCACGCTTTCGTGTACGATCATTGTTTCTGCTTTAGATGGTAAGTAACTTACCGGAACTTTTACAACCTTTAGTCCGTCTACTTCACCTACTTGACCAGTGATCAAGTTTTTAGTGGTGATGTCGCTGGCTTTAGTGAAGTTAGCATCTAGTTTTAAGAAGCTAAGGAAAGCCGGCGTACAAAATAGTACACGGTTGTCAGTTGGTACTAGAGCATTGTCTAGTATGCTTTGCATATCAAGAATTTTAGTAAATGCTGTTGAAGCAGTTGCTGTGGTTCCTGAGTTAGTTGCAGTTTGTGAGTTAGCTACTGCGTAAGCGTGTAGCGTAGTGAGTCGGTAAATGTCTGTATTCGGTACACAAACAACTTCGATTTGTCGTTTAAGTGTAGAACCAGCTTCAGTTACCATCATTGAGTCTTCGTAGTTACCACGGTCTATTGTGTAAGTAAACGATTTGTCTTGTGAAAGAGTAAATGTTTGCTTGGTGGTATCTAGTTCTGCGAGTGAACCGAATCGGTTCGCACCAGATCGGGTGTAGTTAGTTTCTGCTACAGTTGCAACACCATAGATACTTACAGCGTTTACGCCTTGGTAATCAAGACGAATGCCTTTATTTGTGATGCCGGTTGTAACAGATTTTAATCTAAATACTTCATCGATTGTCTTCTCGTATTTTGAGGCGTAATTTTGTGCCATTATTAAAATCCTTTTTAGTTAAGTCCGCTTCGACACTAACTTTCAGTAGTAAGTCCTTTAAGGAATGGGTCTTCTTTTGGCTGTTTGGGTGCTGCACTCGATGGTGTTTCCGAGTTGGCAAGCATCTTTTCAGCTGCTTTCTGACCCTTCACAGAACCTTTCTGCACGCTTGCAGATTGTGTTTCAGCGAACGCTTTATATATTTCGTAAGGTAAAACATTTGCATTCACGATTAGCCCGGTATTTGGGTCGACCTGTATGTTGGCAGACTTTTCATATACTCTAGCTGCACGATCGGCGAGTGCTTTGTCGTATTCGGGAGCATCAGGGTTGAAGACAGGGAAATCGGACATTACTTGCAATGATTCGATGTTGATATTAGCGTTCAGGTCAGTCACATGATTGTTGTATTCTGCCATTTGAGCTTTTTGTTCAAGGGCTTCGACTCTAGCGATTGCTGGGTCATAGCCTTCTTCTATTAGCTCTTCGGGCGTTTGGGGCTGATACACCTGTGCATTTATCTTATCGACTTCTGCCCGTAATTCGTTTTTCTTTGCTACTAGTTCCCTGATTTCGGTGTTCAAAGCTTCTTTGCGAGCTTCTGCACCCTTTTTAGGTTCCACATCAGTTGTTTCTTCTGCATCGGTTTCTTCTTCAGATTCGTCTGTCGTATCGACATCTTCGTCTTCTGATTCTTCTTTGCTATCTGTTGCTAAATCTTTGGCGATTTCTTCATCGGCCTTCTTTTGGGCGGCCTTTGCATCGTCTTCGTCAATGATTTCTGGTGCTTCTTCTGCAGGTTCGGTTGTTGTATCGGTTGATGATTCCGGTGTAGTGGCTACCTGATCCGCTACTTCTTCTTTTACATCTAATGTTGCTTCTTCAGCCATGATTCTCCTTTATGTTAACGACTATTCACTGTCGCTGTGCAAGTTTGGTAGATAAACTTGTGAATGCCCACCTTAATGGACACTCATAAGCCTACTTATTAAACCTTTCGTCTAGCTGTTCAAATCTATTCTTGATACCGATTAGTTTGTCTTTCAATTTGCGTTGCGATAATACTTCTACTTCTATATTACCATTTATGTCAATGCTGTCGATATTGCTGGTTGCTTTTATTTCTTCGTCTAACCAAGCAAACAGTTCTTTTAATATTGGCCGGGACGTTTGTATCATATTCTTTTCTTCGTTCACTTCTTCGACTATTTCGATCGGCTGTTCGGGTTGGAATATGCCGCCATCGGTAGGCATCAAGTCTTCCATTTCATCTGGTACTATTTCTTTAGCCATTATTGACTCCTTCCAATGTCTTTATTATATCTTCATTTGGTACGCCATGCTTCATCATAGCTATCACTTGACCGATTTGTTCATCGCTATATCCACGCTTTTGTAGTTCTACTAGCAGTATCTGGTCGGTTTCGTCTAGTCCGGGAGCTTCTTCTTGACCATCTTCTTGTTGATCTTCCATCTGACCTTCTTGGTCCGGCTGCGACTGCGGTTGCATTGAGCTATGTATGTTGGCTGCTGTGCTTGCACCTTTGATGTTTAGCTCCCTAGCAGTTGGTGTGTTTTCTTCACTAGATAGCCCTAGTTCATCTAATACCTGGTGTTGTGAGTCTTCTGGTAGGTCGGTGAATTTAATCTTTAATGCATCCATCATCTGTATAACTGGGTTGCGTTTAGGGTCGTTCTGATCTTCAGCTTCTTTGCTTGCTATGATTGCTTGGTCTATCATTTCCTGCACCTGTTCGGGTTGCAAGGCTGGGGCTTCTTCTTGTTGCTGGATCGGTTCGCCGGTTTCTGGGTCTATTTCTTCTTCATCGCTTGGCATAATCTTTTCTGGGTCTTCTACGCCGGTCTTTACGATTATTCTGTTTATTAGTTCTTTGGTGCCGTCTTCACCTATCACTTGAGCTAGAGCTGGGTACTTCTGGGTTAGGTCTAGGAGTTCCATTAGTCTATCCCGTTCTGCGACTGTGTCTTTCATACTTGATGTGCTACCGTCTACTTCAAACTTTAGCTTTTCAGTTTGGTCATCATAGTCCACCTGTATTTCATTGTTTTCGTTGACTACATCTGGCTGTAGTTGTTTGAGTTTGTTGGCAGTGTCTTCGTCTAGTTTAAGTTCTTGGGTGCCGGTGCGTTCAGCAAAGTATAGGTTTACCATGGTTTCAGCTATTTCTTCCCAGGTTGATTCGAATTGCTTACGAATATAGTTATCTGATATGCCTAGTCGCTGTTCGGTCATGTTCACGCCGGCCGGTGTCTTAGAGAAGCCTGGGTTGCCTACTTCGCTAGATATGCTGGTATCAGTTGAGCTGTTGAGATTTAGTATTTGGCTTTTTATCAGTCCGTAGTTATTAGGGAACGATGTTAGGCTGTCGGTAGACAGATTCACTGGCTTGATTGATGCATTGGGGTCTACGCCCATGTCCCAGATGGCCATTGGTTCGTACTTAATAGTTGATTTACTGAAGTTACCACGCATTTCTACCGGTGGGTTCATTAACAGTGATCGCATATATTGATAGCTTTGTACTTCGGAGTCTAGTAGGTTCTGCATGCCACCAGATATCTCTACTGCACCACGACCTAGTGGGTTACTCATATCTACATTGGAGTACATATAATGGATTGGTATCACGCCCCTTGGGTCCGGGTTTACTTTGGTTCGTACGATGTTATCGCCGTCTGGTAGTTGTGGTGAGAATGAATAGAATTTTGCACCTACGCCACGTTGAAAGGCATGTACTATTTCGATGAATCCTTCGGCTGTTTGCTTATCCTTTTCGTTGGCCGTCTGTGATTGCACATCTTTTTGGCCTACCTTGCCCTTGAGTTTCTTTAGGTTGGCGATGTTCCAGTTAGTCTTGTATTCTTCTTCGTTCTTATCTTCTTTCATTCTAGCCTTGCTTCTATCTTTGAGCATGGCTTCTTTGGCTATGATTGCTTCTATTTGATTTTCGGTCCACCAAGTACGCAAGAATATCACATTTGAATCACGATCCGATAGCTTGCCGGGTTCTAGTAGTACATCTTTTATGTATGGCAGTGTGAAGTCTGTGCAGTAGTATTCGCTTTTATTAAAGAATTGCACGAATGCTGGCTGTGATCCGTAGGTAAGACATTTAGATACTAACGCCCAGCACTTCTGTATCAGTGCGGCTTGGTGGTTAGCATTGGGTATGATTTCGTGTTCTAGTATGTATGTGCCGACTATGTCTAGCCATTTATCTTTACTTATTACCTTGCCGGTTGGCATTTGTTGTATGACCCGCTTGGGTTGTTCTTGTATAAGTGCGGCTAGTGTACCATCAGTTACTTTAGGTAGGTTCTTTGCTATACCGGGGTGTGGTCGGTTGCGAGCTATGCGTTCGAATTCATCGAATGGTTCAAACAGTGGTAGCATTGCTTTCTTAGCATCTGCGTATCTTGTATTGAGTTGATCTTCGTTTATGAAGTTAAAAGCCATGGTATACGGTTTCCTTTTATTACGCCCCGTATTTTGTTGGTAGCTTTTGATTTATATTATAACACGATTACTTTCTAACAGTATAACACTTTACCTTCTGCGGTTGTACTGCTGTTGACTACGAGTAGCCCATCTAACATTTCCTGGTTCATAGTTTCCATCATTATCTATTCTATCTAAGCTTAAGTTTGGTGATGGTTTCATTCCTATATGACTCAAGAATACATTGAAGTCATTCCATTCTTTACAATAAGTGATACCTCTACCACCATAGTTCTTATAGCTTGGGTGATTAGGGTTTGTGCATCTTGATCTAGCATTGAGCCATGCGTTATATTCAGTTGTCCCGCATA